AAAAATTTGCGATGTAAATGTTCCACTGGAATTAGCTGCGTAAATGTCTAATTGTGCTGAGGGGGATGATGTACCAATCCCAACAGCTCCGGTTGCAGTGATAACAGTAGGCGTAGCATCAGGGTTAGCACTATCCTCAACCAACAGAGCGTTGCCTGTGCCAATCTGAGTGATGCGCAGACCGTCAGACGAGCTATTAGCCGCAATAACCGTTGCGCCATCGTCAGCAATCGTAACCGCTGAGTTTTGGATAATCTTGCCTGTTGTGCCATCGTAGCGAGCTACAGCGTTATCCGTAGACGAGGCAGGGCCGTACACATCGCCTGATGCAGCACTCGACCAAGACAGTACGCCTGATCCGTCTGTAACTAAGGCTTGTCCCGTTGTGCCATCATCAACAGGCATCGTTAGCGTGTAGCTTGAAGCTAAAGTTGCAGGCGCTTGGATTGCTACATACTCGCCGCCTGTCGTGTCTTGCAGACGCAAATCACCTTGTGCGGTAATGTCTAATTGAGTCGCACTTGCCGATCCCAATGGAATGGCATTGCCGTTTTCGTCTTTATAAATTGATTTGCTTGCTGGTTGCGTAACAAAGACGTTTTTAACGCCCGCAACAAAGTTAATAAAACTTCCTGTATTTGAGGAAATTAGCGTTGTTCGTGCAAGTGTGCCTGCGCCAACCGTGCCAATACCGACTTCCCATTGTTCGGTAGTCTGACCGTTGATTGTGTAATAACAAGTATTACCGTTGCCAATCCCACTTGAGAATGTTTGATAACCAGTCTGTGCGCCAGCTAAAGCAAAAGTGCCTAAGCCCTCACTTGTAGACGTTTCTAAAACTCTATCTGCGAGAACAAGTGCCATTATTGAATTACCTCCACGCCCATCGCTTTACCGTCTGGGCCACGAATCAGTCGTTTAGGCGCACCGACTATATTTTTTACGCCCTCAATCTGTTGCATGGTTTGTGCTTGCAATGCCATCATTGATTGATGCAATTGTGCCATCTGACTAATTGCTTCTTTCATGCTTTCGGCAACCGATACAATCATTTGCTGATTGGCTGATTCTTGCTGTTCAAGCAACGGAATGTCGTAGCCTGGGTTAGCCGCAATCCGAGCTAAATTGATCTTGTTTTGCGCCTCATATTCAGTTTTCCAATACTCAAACCTTTGTTTCTGATCCTCAAGTGCCGCAGCGCCTTGCGCTTTAATTTGCTCAATCTGCAAGTCAGCCTCAACTCGTGATTGCTCACGTTGCTGATCCATCTGCGCCTTAATCATTTCTGGGTCAGGTTGAGGTGGTTGCTGCGAGGCTTTTTGCTGTTTCATCTTAAGTTCTTCCATAGCCTGGTCAATCGTGCCTTCAATTGGCGCAGCTTTCTTGTAAGCGCCAACACCAAACTTAACCAGTTCAATCAACATAGGCACTAATTCTGGTGCTTGCTGACCCATTGGCAACGCTTGAGTTAAAAAGCCACCCATTGCTTGCAAGAATTCAACCCGATCACGCTTGTTCTGTTGTTCGTCAATTTGCACCAAGCTATCCGAATCGACCTGAATTCGGAATGACCGTAAAGGCTTGTCTTGTAACAACATCAACGCCTGTGGAATCAGCGCTTGATCTGCTGGCTGCATTGCTTGGGCAGCTGCGTACTGAAGAATCGTAGACGGTTGGAACTTAGTGCAAATAACTTGTGCTTTTAACTGAAATAGCTCACTCGCAAACAAGGCAACATCTTCTTGCATTGCTCGCAAGCGCAATCCTGCATACTGACCTTTAATCTGTTGTGCTGTCGCTGTTTCACTCGCTGCGCCTTGTCCCCGAACAATGTCACTAATACCTGTAATTTCAAAGATTGTGCTTTTGATTTCATCTTGCGCCCGATAACATTGCAGCAAAGCGTTTGCCAATGTATCTAATGGCAACAGATCAATTGATCCCTTTAAACCACCTTTTTCGCTAAACCCCATCCACTTATCAACAGGAATGAGTGTGTTGTTATCACCCTCTGTCAAAAGACGCTGCAAGGTGGGTTGTGATGCGTCGTAGACCCCACGCACACGCAAGGCCTTAATCATGCCATCAATGCGGTCACTCAAAATATCTAAATCATTCGCTTGGTCTTGATACAGCACAAAATCTGGCACAGGCACAAGCGTGTCTGAAGTCATTGTGGCGTACAAAGGCTTGGCGCATGGGAAGAAATTCTCAAGTCCTAGCGGATCGTCACGCTCGTCCAATATGTTTGGGCAACTCTTGCTAATCCAGTAAACCTTGCCGCTTTCTTTATCCCATATCTCGCATATCTTGGCTCTTGTAAAGTCTTTGGATTGCGTTGAATACTGCTTGTTCGTCTCTGGCCCTGCATCCAACGGGATCGATTTAGCCATCTTTTCGCCAAATCGCTCGACAAGGCTTTCTTTCGTCATGTACACCCAGCGCCAGACGCTTGTGACTTCTTCCCATGTGCGAGCTACCGAATGTCCAAAGTCTTTCCAATGCACATAGTCAGTTGGCGCACATTCGTACTCAATTTCCTCTTGCGGCTCAGCCTCCATGCCCATAGCGCCATCAGCGCCAGGCATCGCAGTCTTGACTTGTTGACCTGTACTGTCAACCTCGTCCACATCTTCGGTTACTTGCAATCCATCTTCAGGAATGTCTTGCGCCCGAACGTGCGGCTCGTAGCGCACCCAAGCCACGCCACGCCCACCCAAGAATCTGTCCTCGACTGCGTGTTTCATGGTTGACCTGAAATCGGAATAATGCTCAATTTCAAAATCCAAGGATCGTTCAATCAACTGGCTGGCAACTCTAGCAACTGGATCGTTGTCCCCAAACCGTCGAGATACATCAGCCTTTGGCAATCGAGCGTATACGGCAGGTATAAGCGTCTGTACGTTAGACCACAAAATGTTGAACTTTGCTGTCTCATTTGTGTTCTGGTTGCGGTTGTCATCACGATAGCGCTTGACTATCTTTTGTGTGCGACCTTCCCACTTTTTAAACTCGTTGTCGTACTGGCTGATTACGTTTAGCCATTTTTGAACGCCTGTAAGTGCTTCCATTTCAATATCTCGCAAAAATTACGTCACGGTTGACCCGTCCGACAATCTCATAGCCCCAACTTGCAAGCAATTCAATTGTATCTTCGTCGCTGTACCCATATCGACTGCCTAAGCCTTTAAGCTCAAGCGTGATAATCGGGTATGTTTTCTTAATTGTTCGCTCTGCACCTAATATCGCTTGATGCTCTGAGCCTTCAATGTCTAATTGTAAAAAGTCGCAATCATGCACATCTAACGAGTCGATAGTAATCACTTTTATGTCATTACCAGCCTTCAGTTGATGCGCCCCTATGTTTTCAGGGTATATATGGTCAATTGCCGCTGTGCCTTCTTTGTCACCAAACGCAGCTTGAGAGTGTTCAATGTTTTTTATGTCAGCCACATTCAATAGCAACGCTGAATAGTTAACTGGATCAGGCTCAACTGTAATGACACGATCAAATTGAAGTGCCATTGTTTTTGGATAAACGCCAACATTGCCGCCTGCTTGGATTACGGTTCTAAAGTTGTTAATAAACTTGTAGCTTTCAGACAAGTCTGGCAATTCAGACAAAATTGCAGGTAAGCAACATTCATCAATGTCTGGAACGTGCCACCCGTTAACCAATTTCATACGGTATCCTTGTCTGTTCCCACGGTCTAGGTTTTCCGTGAAATATCACAACCTTTGCATCGTTTAAGCCCTTGGGCAACACATCAGCCTTAAAGCTCACAATCCCTTCGCATATGTCTTGCCAGTACGTCACTCGATCCTTCATGTGGTGTTCAATATAATCTTGATCGCCACCAGCTGCGTACATCGGTAATTCTGCAAACTTGTCGTACAAATTAACGGGCTTTGACCAGTACATCATGCTGCTTTGCATCGCTTTCGGGTTGTACTGACCTCGATAAACATCACGCATAATGACAAAATCGTGCTGTTTTGCCGCTTCAATGATCTCAGTACAGTCACCAGTTAGCACCGTATCTAAGTCAAAATACAGCGCACTTGGTAGCCTAAATAACTCCATCTTTGCCCACCAACCAACCCAATCGTGCAGCAAAGGGATGGTTTCGCACTCTAGTTCAACATCTGACAAACACACAAACTCATGCGGTGGCAGATACTTGGCACACATCTTTTGCAACGCATAAACGTGTTCAGGCTTAAAATCACCGCCCGAACGCAATACGCTTGCTACGATCATGCGCTGAAAATACCTACAGCTATCACTTCAACGCCTGCGCCTGTCGTGACCTTCCACGCCCCAGTGCGAGAAATAGCGTTTACTTCAATGTTGTATTGACCAATGCCGCTACCTGGCGATGCTGGCAAAATGGTATGCGAAAATGAACCATCTACAATAACGACGTTGCCTGTTGCGGCTGTAGCTACGGTACAAAGCAAACGATGCAAGTAGTCACCAGTTGCGCCTGTGCCGCCTAAGACCTGTGCGGTTTGACTTGCCGCAACGTGTTCGTATTGGTACTCATAAGGATGCTGTACACCGCTCATAATCTTCTGCTCCGGTTTGTTGTGTGGGTTGCCCACATATCTTCAAGTGTTACTGTGTTCTCTGGCCCGACCATCAACGGCTTGACCGTATCCGGTGGTTTAACTTTTGGCTCTAACCTCCATGCAATCGCTAGCATCCTAAAAGCGTCAGCTGGGTGGCTTGTCCAATCGTGCCGTGGTGTTTGCCTAAACGCCTTTTTATCCTCGTCGTATTCCCGCTGATATTGCCGTAATGCCTCTAGCCCATCGTGCGTTCGTTCGTTATCAAACCAACACATTGGCAGCATTTGACGCACCGCCTGAATCCCGTCTTGCACCGACAAGTCAGGCACAATCGCCATGTTGTTAATGCCTAGAAACTCTGCTAATTGCTCAATAACCGACTTACCCGCAGCTGCTAGTGTTTTAGCCCTTGCATCGTGCGGTAGGTAATGTTTTCCGTATTTATACGGCTTTTCTACGACTATTTTAGCTATTTCTGCGATATTTGCACCACTTATTGCAAAATAATCAATGATGTGAATTTCGTTGCGTACCACTTGATACCACCAAATTGCTGTGTCATCACGGTATCCCAAGTCCCAAGCTGTGTGGCAGGGTAGGTGCGGATCGTAGGAAACTTTGCAAACCTGTCCCGCATTTGTGACTTTGCGTAAATCCTCGCCATAAAACGCACCAAGGATTGCCGCCTCGAACGAACACTCGTATTCTTGCAGGAACTGGTCATCGCTAATCTGTGCCGCAGCAGCTCGCAACTCTGTGTCTGGCAACAGTCCTGATTCACTAGCCTTTAAGACAAGGTGAAACCACTCGTCAGGCGTTTTCTTTGCTGTTTCAAATATCTGCCAAAACTGGTTCTTTCCCTTTGGCGTACCTGCAAACACAGCCCAACCTTGCTTGTCTGACAATGTAGGACGAATGACGTTACCCCAGACTGATGGCCTGAAGTCCCCATATTCGTCCATGAACACGCCATCAAAGCCCAAGCCTCGCATTGCATCAGCGTTGTCAGCACCGAACAAACGTATCTTGCCGCCCGTTACTAACTCAACGGTCAGCTCGGCCTCGTTGCTCGTCGCTAAGACAGGCTGGGCAAAGTGTTTGAGGTAATCCCAAGCTACAGACTTAGCCTGGCTGCGAAACGGAGCAATATAAGCAAATAGGGGATTTGGGCTTTTGCACATGAGTGCCGCCCTAATGATGTCGTTGATTGCTGCGACAGTCTTGCCTGCTCGACGGTGTGCGATTAAGCAAGCCCACCGCTCTGATCTGTCGTGGAATGATCTAAAAGCACCTCTTGGGCTATACGGCAGCGTTACTTCCCGTCTTGCCACTTGACCACCAGTTCAATCGGGCCATCGTTAGCGCCAGTATGTTCGGTTCGTGCAAGTTTGGGTACATGGTATTCAGCTACAGCCATGAAACAGTCAAACGCTGTCTTTGGCCCATATCGCTCGTCATTAGCGACCTGCTCAAGCCACGTTTGCAAAAGGTGTGCATTACCATCAACGAACGCCGCAATCGCCTCACGAGCCTTCGTAGTGCTTTTGTTAGGCACTCCCTTGGGTCTGCCTGCACCTTTGATATTTGTTAATTGTTTTTTAGTCTGAGTCATTAACTTATCCAATTGTGATAGTTTAAGTCTATGAGGTAGTTTAGCTTATTTATTGCGTTCGCTGATGTTCTTAGCTTTTGACTTTGCATCTTCTTTGCTTGATGCGCCCCATGCTCTTAATGCTAAGGCTAACCTAGTGGGCTTCCCATCTTTTTCCATTGGCCCTGGCATATTGCCCATTCTTGCAAGAAAACTAGCTCTGCGTGGGTTATCGCCTGACTTAACTGGTGGCTTCAAGTTCATGCCTTCAGCTTTAGCACTCGCTCGACCCTTGGCATTTAGACCGCCTTCAGGGTTCTTGCCTTCTTTGCGTTGCCAAGCCGCTGTCATTTCTTTGCGTCTTTAGCTGTCTTGGCTGATTCTTTGAAGTCTTTAGCCGTGGGTGCGCCTGGATCGCCTGGCTTTCGCATCTTTTCGCCAGATCCAGCCTTGATGCGTTCCTGTTTGGCTAGGATGTTTGCGTATAATCCAGCTTTCATAAGTCACCGTTAAAACGATTTGTTGTAACGCAACATTGCGTTGTAATTGTTGCCTTGTGTTGGAACATTAACATTTGCTGACAATGTGCCGCCGCCAACTGGTGCGCTGTAACCTAATCCCACTTGATTAATGCCTGTGCGGTTAAAGCCTGGCGCTGCGACATTTGTTCCCATCACATTACCTTGTAGCATACCTTCACCTACTGGCATATTCCCACTAATTCCAAGTGGAGTCATGTTTATCCCACGCTGAAATGTTTGTTGTGGGTTTAGAAACCCTTGTGGAACGCCTTGCGGTACAGGAATATCAAACATTTGACCGCCAGCTAGTTGTACAGGCGAACTCATGTTGTATTGCGTAAGCGGTTGCCTATCTTCCATACCTAACGGCACTCGGTCAACAGGCGCATCAACTTGAAATCTTTGCATCATTTGCTCTAATTGTTGTTGCCGCAGTAATTCTGCTAAGCGTTGAGCATCTGAGTTCTGAGGCAAATTGTCCATTATTTTGCCTATTTAAATGCTTTTAATTTGTACAAAGTGCTATCTATCAATTGTGCGATTTCATCACAAATGTTCTGTAACTCTGTATCTTTAGGCAATTCGTCACGAATGTCTTTAACAAACACTTTGACGCTTTTCAGGTATTTGACCGGATCGGTAGCTAGGTGGAAATCTTTAGGATAGCTTTTGATAATGTCGTAAGCACCTTGATACGCCTCTGCCCACTTATCTGTTAGCTCAACGATTCCGTCATAGTATTCGCCCAGCGCAATGTGTTTAGCATAACTATCTGTCTGCAAATGCATGAAATGCGTGTTTGTTGCGCTATGAAACAGCGTCGATACGAATACGGCAGGATAATCCATTTACGCCTCATTCTCAAAAGTGGCTAGGATTATTGTACATTGACCGTTTGATTTAATCACGCCCCTTGTAATAGTGATTTCGTCAAACTGGCTATCATCGTCAAACACGCCTGCGTCTTGTAAAGCATCTAAGAGTGCCTTTATACGGTTGTCTAGGTCAATTGCTCGTTTGTCCCTTGGGTAAATCTTAATAATTGCAGCTAGTCTTTGGTTGCCGAGTTTCGGGATATTGTTTTGGGTGACATATTCCTGCACCGCTTGTTTGTAGTCCCTGCCGCCTTTGGATAGGATCGTGCGCCCCCTAAAGTTTCGCCAGTAAGTGTTCATGCTTGGCGGTAGGGGTAACTGCATCGTAATCAGCATTTAACCAATCCACGTTCAAATAGCTCGCCAATTGTCTTTCTGTGCGCCAGTTCCCACAACTCCACACGCATAACCCTGTTTAAGTCTTTGCCTTGGTCAATCTGGCTATGGCATAGAAAACACAAACTAGCTATGCGGTAATCGCTTGCTTTAAGTCCTCTGCCTTTACCGTCTCGCAACTGGTTACTGTGCGCTGCAACAATTGTCCCGTCCTCAATACCGCATAGTTGGCATGGAAGTTCTCGACAAGCCACTAAGAGTTTGGGGTTTCTGTACATTTTGATTCTGCCCATTCTTGTAATTGTAGCGCCATGAGCTGCATATCAATTGCACAATCCGCAGCTGCGTTATAGCTTTGTTTCTGCAACAGTTTACGGTATTGCATGATTAAAGCCGTCAGTCTAATCATTGATTCGCTGTAATCAATCATTTGGTCAACCTTTCTATTTGTCGATTGCTTGCTTGTTCCGTTCGCCAGGCATCAAACCGCATCTGTGCGCTAGTCATGCGCCATTTAAGTAACTCGGCCTGCTCAGTTGCTGCCCCAATTGCATCGCAATGGGTTTGATATTTTGGGTTTGCGTATGCCTCACGCTCTTGTCCCCCAATGCTTGTTTCACCTGATTCTTTCATAAGAATAGCTTTTAAACTAGATTTAAACGCTTCCAACTGCGCTAGTTCACCCTTTGCTTTGGCATACGCTGGCGCATTGTCCCAAATGTACTCAATCGCAGGATGTGGGCTGTATTCACTCATGCCGTTCCCCAATGTCGTAGAACCAATCGTCACCAGCTGACCATTTACGTGTCCCGTCTACTGTCCAAATTGTTTTTGCTGCTTGAAAATCAGGGAATCTTGTTTCAGCAGGGATTAGCGACTGGTCATACCACAAGCATCGGTTATTTGGCTGTATTGCAAATTGCCCGTTTTCTAACTTGATAAAGTTAAAACTCTTGTGTTCTTCAGCTTGTTCCGTGAATCCAGTATCTACGTCCATATTGTCAGCGCAAAAATCAACCGTAAACAAGTAATTGCCAAAGTGCCATTCTTTGTCTTTACCAAGAAACTTCACACCAAGGTTACGCAACCCAATCTTTTCAATTATCGTAAACCGATACCCCATGCAATCCCAAAGCTGTAAAGTGTCAATTGGCAAATTGCCATGTTCTGTTTTCCAAACATAAGCATGGATAGGTAACTTGTCATATAAAGCACCGTAAGATGGCAACAATGATTCAATACGGAACACTTGCCCACGCAATGCTTTAATGCTCACCCAGATTGCAGCATCAAACTCGCCGTGACCTTTTTCAAAGTTATACAAAAACTCACGCCGCACAAAACACTTAATTGGCGGTAATGACGCAACAATATAACTCACTTGTCACCCCTTGCTCT